GCTCAACCGTACTATGGAAGATGTATCACGCAGAACTCCAGGTACTATTGCTAACTATCCTAGTTCATCAGATATCTTTGGTGGTGATGCTCTAATGCAAGGCTCAGACTTAGTCTTTGCTATCAGTAGACCATTCACTCTAAATATAGAAGACTATGGACCAGAACATTATAGAGCAGATAAAGAGAACGTATTCTTACATTTGTTAAAGCTACGTAACGGTGCAACAGATGAGAATATTATATTCTTACAGACTGACTTTAAAAGACAACGTATGATTGAGTCAGGTCCTCCAGCAATCATACAACAACAGCCTCAGACATGGGCACCAAGAGGACCTAGAAATAACAGACAAGCACCTTCGGCTGATGTTGGCCAAGAATTATAAACAAAAACACACAGTATGTCAAGTAACACACCACAAGTAACAGACGTCAAAGAGCTTAAGAAGCTTAAGCTTGAGACAATCAGAGATTTTCATCAGGATCTGATTGATGATTTAGGTATCTCACGCACAGATTTCAACATGAAGATGCCGTTCTATGACAAGCATGGTAGAATGGTAGTAGGTATTTTCTCTTCAGAGTTTAGAAAAGAAAAAGGTTTCTTCTTTGAGTTAATTACTAGAGACTTAAGTCCTGCAGATGCAGAACGTAAAGTTTATAGAGTACCGTTTAGCTCAGCTTTTGAAGAAGAGTATGAGCTTAATGAGAAAGGATCATACTTAGTCCCTTTAGAAGAGCTAAGAATTGTTAATCCTACATCAGTAGCTATTAAGAAAAGTGCAAACTTTGGTATGGAAGAAGAACAACCATTACCGTCTTCTTTACCTAAGCCTCCAATGCAAGCTTATAAAGCTCCTGCTACAATGGAAGATGCACCTTATAGTGAAATGACTATTAGAGATTACTATGCTATCCAAACAGGTAAGCCAGTAAGTTCTAAGACATGGCTAAATGAATTAATCAAATCTACAAAATAACACATGGCACAAGGAGTATTAATTATTGCAGAGTCTGGTTCTGGTAAATCAACATCTATTGAAAGTCTAGATCCAGCAGAAACGTTTATCATTAACGTTGCTAACAAAGCTCTACCGTTTAAAGGTTGGAGAAAGAAGTATGTTCTATGGAGTAAAGATAACCCTACAGGTAATCTATATTCTGCTAGCTCATCACAACAAATAGAAGCATGCATTAAGTATGTTTCAGAGAAACGTAAAGACATCAAGAACTTAGTTATTGATGACTTCCAGTACATGAGCTCATTTGAGTTCTTTGAAAGAGTAGACGAGAAGGGTTACGAAAAGTTTACCCAGATCGGTGCCAACCTAGCACGTATTGCACGTATGCCTAAAGATTTGAGAGATGATCTATTAGTTTTTATCTTAACCCATGCTGAAGAATCTACAGACATGGAAGGTAAAAAGAAATTTAAAGCTAAGACTATTGGTAAAATGGTTGATGAAAAGCTTACCTTAGAAGGATTATTTTCTATAGTTTTGTTTGGTAAAGTTAAGAAAGACAAAGACGGAGTCATCAGATATGTGTTTGAAACATCTAACAATGGTGAGAACACATGTAAAGCACCAAGAGGTATGTTTGATGATTTTGAAATAGCTAACGACTTAGCTTTAGTAAGACAGAGTATTATAGATTACGAGAACTAGTATTTTAATTTTTTTATTCACATAAGTTTAAATTTAACACAACATGTTTAGTACAAAAGGACAAGAAGTAAAAACAGGTGGAGGTACAGCTAAATCTCTACAAGCAGGAGTAGTTTATGCACACATTTACAGTGGGCAAGTAAGAACATCTAACAAAGGTGACAAGAAAACCTTAGAGTTAGTATTAGAAGGCCCAGCATCTGAGGGCTTTGAAGGTTGGGCTATTGATAAGAATAACCCAGAAGGACCAAAGTATACAGGACAATCTAGTCGTGTATCTGGAACTATCTGGACTGATCAGTTCAACGACAGTAATGTAACTAAGAATGAGATCATGTTTAAGCTAGCAGTTATTGCATCAGAGCTTGGATTACGTGATCAAGTAGATAATATTTCTGCATCTAGTATTGAAGACTGGGTTGAGAAAGCAATCTACATCTTAAAAGGACACAATCTTTATTGGTTCTTAAAGGGTACAGAAGAGGAATATAATGGTAAGACTATCATTAAGTTATCTTTACCTAAGTACAAGTTTGTTTCTACAGAAGAAGCTAAGCTTGACAAATTTGACAAGAATAACCAGTATCACTACAAGGCTTTACAAAATAAGCCAGTAACTAGCTTTGAGCCAGTTAACAGTGATTTTGATATGTAATTAGCTGCCCAGAAGAGTGGGGGAGAGGTATTGCTCCCCCTTCTTCATTTTAAATCTACATCATGTTTAAGATAAAGAATATGGTGCATGACATCAAGGATGTCCCAGCATCATGGATATTTGAACATTTCTGCAAGCTTAGAGAGAAGCTTAATGGGCATGATATAAAGATTAAAAGTCTTTTTAATTCTAAAGAACGCACACCTAGTATGTGCATCTATTACGATCCTACAAAAGACACATATAAGTATAAAGACTTTTCTTCCGGCAACGGTGGGTCAGCCATAGATCTAGTTAAAGAAATAACAGGATTGTCTTATCACAAAGCATGTACTCTTGTAGTAGAGAATTATAATGATTTTGTACTCCACAATAATGGTGGGTACGATGTACAGAAATTTAAACAGGCGTCTAAGTATAAAGTTAGTCAGTTTGTTTTCAGATCTTGGACTACTCAGGACCAATACTTTTGGACACAGTTCAATATTGGCTCACGTCTTTTAGATGAGTATAACGTAAGACCTCTTAGCAGTTATACTATGCATAAAGATACTGATGATGGACCCATTGATCTAACCATTACCGGTAACTATTTATATGGTTACTTTAAAAATGATGGTACTCTGTACAAAATCTATCAGCCTAAAACACTAGATAAAAAGTTTATTAAAGTTCAAGACTATATCCAAGGTGTTGAGCAAGTAAAGAGTGCACCTTATCTAGTTATAACGTCTTCACTAAAAGACGTAATGTCTTTAAAGAGTCTTAAGATTTCTACCTTGGATATCATTGCACCAGACTCTGAGAATACAATTATCCGTAAAGAACTTATGGATCAATACATCAAGAAGTATAAGAAAGTGATTATACTATTTGACTATGATGAGCCCGGCATCAAAGCTATGGAAAGATATAAAGAACTATATCCAGAAGTAGAATATGCTGCTCTACCAATGAGTAAAGATCCATCTGATTCTATTAAGGACTACGGTCCTAAAGAAGTGTATGTACGTTTAGTACCTATACTTAACAAAAGAATATTAAATGATCAAGAAGAAAACAACTAGACGTACTGCATCTCCTAAGACTAGGAATGCAGGTACAATGACTGAATCCGCATTTTGGAGTTTCATTAGAAGTACGTTACGTCAAAAATCAAGATGGTGGAAACCAATTACACAGTGTAAAATGGAATCTCGTAGACCATACAAAGGTCCGTTGAAGAGACAGAAGTTTGAATACCAGTGTAACTCTTGTAAAAAATGGTTTCCTGAAAAGAAAATTAATGTAGACCATATAGTTGGTGCAGGTAGTTTAAACTGTGCAGCAGATCTTCCTGGATTTGTAGAGAGATTATTCTGTGAACAAGATAATCTACAGGTACTCTGTGAGGTGTGCCATAATGAAAAAACACAACTTGAAAAACAAAAGTAAGATGGAAGATCCTATTGTTGAGGCTGTTATAGAACAGATGAGAAAAGACTTTGAGATGGATGATGTAACAGCTATTTATGAACTGTTAGAACATCTGCCAAAGAAAAACCTATTAGGCTATTTACCAGAAGAAATAGCAGAACAATTAGAAAAATAATAACTATGGACCCAGTAAAAGCGGCATGTCCTACTAGTAATGCAGATTTACAAGGTAAGTATGATGAACTAGTTAAGTTTCTTGAGTATGAAGAAGCTATGACAGTAGATCCTACTACACAAAGACGCATTAGAACTAAGCTTGTAGAGCTTGGTGAATGGGAAGACAATTAGTATTAAAACAATTTAAGTATGGAATTAGAAGAAATCATGCAGGAGTCTGCAGATATGTTAGAGAAAAGCTTTTATGAGAAGAAATTCTATTTTAGCTATAGTAGTTTAAACAAACTTATGTGGAACCCAGCTGTGTTTTATCAGTTGTATGTTCTAGGTATGAAAGAAGAGCGTACTGATGCTCATTTAGTACAAGGTAAAATTGTACACGCACTTCTTTTAGAAGAAGATAAGTTCAATGATATGTTTATTATTAGTCCTGCCAAGCTTCCAGGAGATTCAGTTAAAGTAGTTATTGATAGAGTGTATGC